CCCTGATGAGCCTATTTTAGCGTAGTCCCCTGATGAGCCTATTTGAGCGGAGTCCCCTGATGAGCCTATTTTAGCGGAGTCCCCTGATGAGCCTATTTTAGCGTAGTACCCATCAACTTTTCTACCCTTTCCTTTGGTAACTTCAATCAATTTATCAGCTAAATCTACGGCACCGCTTGCTAATGCAAATACTTCTGTTAATGTTTCTATAGTATTCATTTTATTTTCCTTTTAAACTTGGCTACCTGTGATGGATTCGAACCACCATTAACGGAGTCAAATTCCGCTTTCCTACCATTAGAAGAACAGGTATTGTTAATATTTGTTCTAAACTCTTTCCAGTCGTTCTTTTTCTTGAACTTATCTCTTATCTGCCGCTCTCGTGCTTTCTTCCGCAGTTTGTCGGCAAGGTATTGCTTTGTTTCCGGTTTCACATCCATACTCCGCAAAAGATAAAAGCCAAAGCCAGAGCTACACAAAAAGCCATTACCATATCTTCGCCGCTGAGCTTCTTTTCAGGCTCTTGGTAGTGGGTATCAAAGTGGCGGTGCATTTCTTCGTAAGTCTGTTTAATCATTGTCATCTTCTCCTTTAATCTGTTTAATTGCTTTTTCTGCCAAGTTTGCTATTGACTTCAATTTCATTCCGTCAGGTGTACCAACGTTCAATCCCTTTATTCTGCCAAACGTAGCTGCTGTTTTAATCGTTTCCAATGCTTCCATGGCTTTATTCAGTTTTTCTTCCAACCGACAGTTCAAATCGGCTTGCCTGTCGATCATCTTGTTATCTTGTTCCGCTTGCTTGGTCAAAGTCTCAATTTGGAACTCGAGCTTTTCGATTTTTCTCTCAAGCTCATATTTATCTAACTGTTCAGCCATGTGGTACATCCTTTCGTTATTTCTTCTTTGGCTTGCTCAAGTCCGACATAGCTTTCGGTTTCTTCGTTGTATTCCAAGCCAAGTTTATCGGCGATTTCTTCTTCGTTCTCGGCTTTATCGAGATAATCCATAAAGCTGAATACAAGGTTCGTATCTCTGGGATAATCTCCCTCGTTTTCAAACTTGTTTTCCTCGAACCAAGAAAAAAGTTTGTTGTAGTTTTCTTTGCTCATTTCTTAGCCTTTCATTGTCTTTATGTCCTTTACGTTATAACAAATAATTGTAATATGCAAGCACTTTTTTATAATTTATGCAAAAAAATGCACTCTTTTTACAGAGTGCTTGATTTTCTTAGGCCACGACAAGATTTTTTTTGACGGCTTCCCAATATAAAACCGGTTCGGCAAAGCATCGGCATTGAATATCTGTCCCCGGCTCGCCCTTTGGCATTGTCGCCGTCCTTTTCCGCCATGTCTTGCCGTCGGTAGAAAATACTGTCTGGTCGCTGTATTTGCAGTATAAACCCTGCATAATGTAGTGGTTGCCGTGCGCGTCATTGCCTTTAGGGTATAATCCGCCCGGCTTTCCGACAACCCGGCTATCTCTCATTGTCTGCCAGATGTAAATATCAACGCCGAGCTTTTGCTGCCGGATTTTATTTAATGACGCATTGACTTTGGCGGTTTGGTCGCGCGCGATGACTTTGGCTTGCCTGTATGTTGTTTTGAACTCTTGGCTTATTTGTTGCTGGAGCGTGCGGTTTTCCGGCATAGGTATCCCTTGGTAGTTTTCATAAATACGCAGAGAAACCCTTTTTAATGCTTCTTCCGGTATGGTTACAATCAGGTTTACCATGTTGAGGCGCATGGCTTCAAGCGTGTCGGCGATGTCTTTGTCTTCCAATATAGTGACAATATCTACGCCAAAGGCTTTACGAAGCATAGCCATTGTTTTTTCATAGTTGTTTTCATCAATGGCTTTTACCCACTCTTTGCTGATTTTATCGGCTATTGGCTCAATAATAACCCGCCATCTGCGCTTGAAGTCGTTTAAGAGCGCGGCGGTCTGCTCCGGCGTGTTCGTCTTCGCATTATCCGAAATGGCGCGGAGTTCGGCGTTTACCTCACGCACAATCTTGTTAATGCTTATCCGAGCGTCATCTTCCAAAGTCTTCGGGGTTTTTATCGGATTAGCCTTTTGGCTCTTTTTAACCTTGTCCGGTTTCTTGTTTAACACCGCTATCGACATTCGGCTTAGCTCCTATGGTATCAATTACTCGGTCGGTTTCATCTCGCAAGCTGGGGATGTCTGAGCCGTCAATCAATTCTTCTCGGTCTTCGTCATATTCTTCAACGTCCAGCTCAATATCAAGAATTTTCTTGCTATTGATTTCTTCGGCGTATTGCTTGTCGCTGATGATGCCGTCTTCTTTGAACTGACGGAGAATGTCTGCTCTGGTCTTGTCAACAGTTGCCTGATCCATTTTGTTGATGTTCCAAAGCGGCTCAAACTCAAGTTCTAGGTTTTGCGATTTTTCTTTCCAGACATTAAAGCCCCAAATGCAAGAGCCGATAATATCAAGCATTTTGCGATATTTTGGCTCCAAGCGTGTGGTTTGGTAGCTGTCAACATTGTTGTAGTAGTTTTCAAGGTCGCTCTCTCCGGTGGAGTTTAAGCCTGACGGACTATCGCCCAAGAAACGAGTTGCCGGAATATCGGAGCCGGCCGCAAGAATTTGTAGGTATGTGTTCAAAAGCTCCGGCACGCTGCCAAATGTTGCGGAGTGTTGAGCTATCTCTGTTCCTTTGCCATCAATAACCGCTCCACGATATATGCTCAGTTGCTCGGCAATCTTATCAAGCATATTCAATGCGGCATTGCCTTGTCTGGTGGCTTGCAGGTCAATAAAGCGTTCGCATTTGACCAAGAGAACACTGGCAAGGTTCACAAGGTGATATGCTCCCTCTTGCGTTCCGGTGGCACGGACAAGGCTATCATATAATCTGGATAATACGCTCTCGCCAAAGCCTGCCGGATTGTAGCGGAAGTTTTGCAAAAGGTTCATGGATGTATGATTAAACAATGGGTCGCCATCAAAGACAATCAATCGGCTGACGTGGGTCTTTATGCCGTTTATCATGTAATATTTCGGCTTGTCATATTCCGGGCTGAATACGTCTGTTTCATATTCGCATTTCGTGATTTTTTCGGTTGTGATGACATTTAAGAACGTAATGCCGCCTTGTTTTAGTCTTTTTAGGTCAAGAACTGATTCCGGGTTGTCGTTTTCATCTTTCACACCAACAATAATGACACAACCGCCAAGCAATCGCTCAATGGTGGCGGCTCGCTTGAAGTTGTTGTTGACATCAAGATATTTCATGTACTTCTCGATGGCTTCAATGTCCGGTTGTTCAAGTCCGGTAATCTTTACCGGAATGCGGAATGCATCTTGCACAGGAATATCCACAATTTTTCCGGCTTCCCAACTGGTATTGTACCAACGCACCCACTCTTGCCAACGGCTGTAAAAGTCGTTTCTAAAATATGGGTTGCGTGAATATATGGCCGCCGTTTGCTGGCTTCCACGGTCTTGCGTGGTGTTTGCTCCGGCTCCGGTTAAAATGGTGTTAGCAACTTTTTGCGATTTGTTTTTGTTTCTTCGTGTCATTGGTGTTTCCTTTATTGTCCGCCCCCGGCGTATCTCCAAATAGAATGGGCCATTGATGCTGCATCACAATTTGATACTAAAATATTATTTGCATAATAGCAACCAGCTCGAACTGTTATATTATAAACCCTTTTCTTTGGCTTTCCTGCGTAGTTCTCTTTTAAGGTACTTATCTCGACACCATCGACATATTGTCTGCTCTCTGTGGTCGTTTGGGGTATTAAATCTTCTTCCGCAATCGGGACATATTTTAGTAATATGAAGTTTGGCAATGTATTCTTTTTGATGTTTTGAGTGCCAATCTCTCCCCTCTTTTGAGCGATGCCACTCTTTGCACATTTCTCTACCTCTTTTATTTGCTTCTTGCATTTCAGGTCTTTTCCAAATTTCAGCGGTTTTTTTGCCATGAAGTTTAGCGTGTTCACTGCTTGATAAAAGAACCAAATTGCTAAAATCGTTATTATCTTTATTTTCGTCTTTGTGATGAATGTGATAGCCTTTAGGAATTTCTTTTCCCGAATAAAATTCATACACAACCCGATGAAGCCGGAATGTTTTTCTTTTTCCGTAAGCAAAGATTTTATTTTCATAATATCCTGTCTTTGGGTTACGATAGTATTTTTTGCCATTGAACAGTATAAAGATTTTATTTGCCATGAGATTAATTCCTCTATGGTTAATTTACTAACCATAGAATAATCAACATTTTCAAGGCTGTCAAAAGAATAATCGTGTGTTGTGTATATTTTGTGGTCTTTAGTTCCGGTTAATCCAATATTATTAATGACCTTTTTCATCCTGCTCGTTGTTCGTGTTATCGGAGAAAGCCCCCAAGGGGTTATGACTAAATCGCCAACCTTTAAGTCCTCTATGTTTTTATTTCCCCAAATAGTGGCTACTTTTGTTCCCGCGACAAAACAGCTGTCATCATGAGAGTGCGACATGTCTTCGGCAAACAATGCTGCTTCGTTGACGAGATACTGGCTCATTTTATCATCTTTTTTCAATTTTACAAGACCACGGTACACATCCCATGAAAGCTCTCTTGTTCTGCCGACCTTGTCCTCTGGGTAGTCATATTCCTTTGGCTTCCAACAAATGGCATTGATGCCGGATTGGATGAGCGTTTGCTCCAAGCTGATGCCGGATGCTTTGTCTTCAATGTACATAAATGCGGCCGGATTGATTAAGCTGTCGTCTGTCCACTTCCGCCATATCTGGGTGGCTTTTTCCAAAAGTTCGGGGAATTCCCATTTACCGACAATCATATCACGCAAACGCATCTCTTTGCGTAAAAGCTCCCAAACTTGGAAACATGAATAGTCGGCGGTCTTGGTCTTTTTGTATGCCGTATCGGCCGTTATTATCAGCTTGCCATCAATCGGGGTGTGGTCGGCATCATACATTCCCCACCAATCACGTTGGATGATGTTGCCTTTTTCGGCTACCGGTGATTGCTGATATTGTGCTTGGAACATGGTATCATTGAATGAGATTTCTTTGATACGCTCTGGGGTGTATTGGCTTGCGATGTTGCATGTGCCGTCCGGTTCAAGCAACGGCTTTATGATGCTGTCAAATTTGTATTGTTCAAGCAAATATCCGGACAAATCGCCAAGGTGGAGCCTTTGCTGAATGTTAAATATCGGCACGTTACTGTCGTTCAATCGTGAGAGCAAGGTTTCATCGTAATATTTGCGGACTTTTTCGCGCATAACCTCAGATTGAATATCGGCCGGCTTGTTGGCATCATCGCAATTAGAAACTAATACTCGACATTTACCAACATACAGATTATGATTTTCATACACAGTAAGACAATAAGAGGTGTGATTATGACAAACAACGCTAATATTATTTACAAAGACATCCCCGGATATGATGGACTTTATAGAGTTTCCAATTTTGGAGATGTTATAAGCTGCTCTAGAGATGTATTTACGGGAAGCGGAGATAAAAGAAGAATTATTAAGCTCAAAGAAAAACGACTTAATCCCTCTAATAGAAAAGGTTACAAGGTTGTTAATCTTCGAAAAGATAATAAAACCCTTACCATTGGTGTTCATCAACTTGTTTTGTGGGCTTTCGTTGGCGTGCAACAAAAAGGAATAGAAGTTAGACACCTTAATAGCAATCCATCTGACGATCGTCTTGAAAATTTGCGATATGGCACTAAATCGGAAAATATGCAAGATGCTGTTGAACTTGGTACTTTGGTTTTTTCTCGTTCCAAACTTTCTCGAAAAGATGTTGAAGAAATTGCTAAAGCAAAAGGAAGTTTGAAAGAGATTGCTCTTGCTTTTAATTGTCATCCCGGAACTGTTCAAGCAATCAAAACAAGAAAAAGTTTCAAAAATTTTGTTAAAGAAATTAACTATACGCCCAGAAAAAAGATTGAACTTTCTTCTGATGCTTTGGAAAAAATCAGAGATAAGAACATTCCCAGACAAGAAGTTGCAAAAATTTTTAACCTTAGTATTAACCAAATAAAAAGGATTAGAAAAGGTAACAACACAATCTATACTTGTTAAATCCTTTGCTTCAACATAGCCCCTATTCTTTGTCCATACTTTGTGATTATCTGTGCAAATAAAGCTCTTTCCATTACTTAATTTGACTTCAACAAAGCATTGTTTAGTAGGGGTTATGTTTTTAATATGTCTTTCTATGCGTTTAAGCTCTGGTCTTTCTTTCTCAAAATTATAACTCCAAACTTTTATATCCTCTTTATTTTCAACAATTTCGCCAATCTTTCTATATCCTTTTTCCGTTAAAACTAATTCGTCGTACGGAAAACAGATTAACGCCCCGGAGAAGCCTTTTGCTCCTCTTATGCCGGCACCAAAACCGGTGATTGTCGACCCGATGGACGCAAACAGAATTTGTCCGCCTTTTGCGGTGATGATGCGTTTGCTGGCATACACGGCCCTCCCTGTTTCTTTCAGCAGATATTCACGCCAGAAGTCATCAATCGGGTTTTCTTCCTTTTCTTCCACGCCATACAAGCCGTTACCGTATAGTTCCTTATAAATCGGATGCTCTAAAATCTGAGCCACCTCTCGGGCAATGTCGGACAAGAGCATTTGCGAGAATGAAGTATAAATAAAATTACACCGCGGATCTTTGGTTAGGCAGTAAATGAGCCAATATTTGCAAAGGGTTGTTTTTCCGGCGCGGGGCGGAATGTTCATACATTCGCGAGTTATTCGCAGGTTATATAGGTCATCAAAAACATGGAACATATCCTTGTGGATACGGTCTATAATAAAAGGCTTGCCCTCAAGAACTCGGAACATATAACGAAACCAAACCTCAAATCCGGCATCAAGCAAAGTCTTGCCAAGGTATTCTCGGTTTATTTCGCCCGATAAAGAGGTGTTATTTTTTTGTTCCTTTTTTGGGCTTGCTTGCTTTTTTGGTTGTTTTTTCTGTTTTTGACTGGCCATCATTTAATACTTCTTGAATATGCTTGATGATATTGTTTTGGTCTTGCTCGGTAACAAAGACAGTTGATTGCCCAAGGTTGCCGCTTATGACCTGCTCCGGCATCTCTCCGGCCGTATCTCTCACAAACTGAGCCGCTTTTACATCTTGTTCTTTTATCGCCTTGTCAAACATCGCCATTGCCAACACCATGCCATTGGTCAAATCTTCAGGATCAACGTCCGGAAAAAGCATTTTTGACCTTGCGGCTATCTTTTCATGCGGCTTCATTTCAAGCAAGGCTTGTGTCAGTTCTTTCAGGCTTTTCTTTCGTCTTCTGGCATCGGCTGATGCTTTGCCGCCCATAGCACCATAAAATCGAGCTTCTTCTGAGGTGTAGACTTTTAGTGTTTGTTTATGCCCTCTTGCCATAATTTTCTCCAATATTACTATATAAACCCAATAAGATTTTACAAAATGTTCAGGTACATAATGTCAGAAACGGCTTCAAAACCGATTTTTTGATGAGCCCTTTTGCTGGCTTTGTTGGCCTTGAACACACCGGCAACAATGCGCTTGTATCCGATTTGCTGGGTGAATAGCTTCAAACGCTCAATCATTTCCTTATACACACCTTTTTTCCGGTGCTCCGGCACCGTGTAAACGTGGCAAGCCCATACTTCTTTTGTTGGGTGGCCAAACCCCACCGATATGAAACCGATGACGCGGTTGTTAATATCTTGGGCTACAACATAGATTTGCGTTTCGTCTGCAAAGTCTTCTTTTGGCATGTTGCATATTTTGGATATTTCCTCAAGATATTCCGCTTTGAGCTGATTTATCTGCATCAGCATATTTTTATCTTTAAGGTTGTTAAAGATTGAAGCCTTAAATATCAAAGGTTCTTCAAGTGCGTATTTGTCCGGGTTAACGTCTTCTTCTCGCTCAAGCATCTTTTTCCCCCTTGTTGAAGATTTCATCAAATCGTTCTTTGGATATTCCAACGCAAACAAGGGAAGCCGACCCGGTGGTCATATCCCCTTGTTCTTCGTAAAGCACAAAAGACAATCATGCATCCGGCTTTGTTGGTTTCCTTTGGCTCCGGCTTTACCATCTTTGAACAAAAATGAAAGAACTCAGGGATGCGGAAGTCTTTATCTGTGTCAAAAAATTCTTTTCCGGCAAGTTTGCTTTCGCCTTTTGAGCTGTCGCCGTCAATATACCATTTCGGGTTGCTTCCGTATGCGTTTTTGCCAATGTTGTATGGAATATCGGCAATAACCAGTTGAGCCTTTAGAATGTTATATTGCTTCCGGTTCTGCATGTGGTCGTTTATCAGTTGCATTATCTTCTTCTTACTTCGTGAATTTCGTTATAAAGTTCAAGCCACTTTCTGGCTCTTTCCATAACCTTATCCGGCGGATTGACCTTGCCTTCCTCATATTTGATGACAGACGGCTCGCTCCGTCTAAGACAAACCGCAGCAAAGGCTTTGCGACCCATCTGCATTGTCTTCCGGATGTTGAATATTTCTTCTCCTCGTGTCATTTTATCTCTTTCCTAAATTAAAAAAATTATGGCGGTTGGTATAATTTAGCTGTATATGATACTTTTGTGGCCCAGCGTTTGCGTTTCCGATTATACCGTTATAGGTTGCCGCCATCCAACTTTTGGAATTAGCCACAGGTATTAGATGTCCAGTGCTTTGCGATAAGTTTCGAGCAAAATCTCCTGCTCGTCACGGTCGGCGGCGTTCATTTTGCGAAGCTTAAGGCATGCACGCATAGCTTTTGCATCAAATCCGGCTCCTTTGGCTTCGGCATAAACATCTCGGATGTCTGATGCAATACCGGCTTTTTCTTCTTCCAACCGTTCAATTCGTTCAATCAAAGAACGCAAGCGGTCAACGGCAATGCCGCCGATGATGTTGTTTTTTTCATCGTCTTCTTTGGTGATCATAGTGGTTTGTTCTGGTTTTGACATGTTAAACTCTCCTTTTGAGTTGTTTATACAAAGCTCTGGTGCATGTGTCTTTCATGACAACCGTTCCGCACATTATCGGTCTATCAAATTCAGGACGGTTAATCATGTGTTTTTGAGTAAGATCATATTCGACTTCCGGCATGCCAATAGAATATTCTCTGGCTTTTTTGCGGAGCTGCTTTGCTTTTTTACCGTTCATTTTTTCTCCTTTTTGGTGTTTCTTAAAAAAATTACTATAAAAACATAAAAATATTATAACCCTTTATTGTAATTGTCAAACATAAATTTGTTTTATGACATTATTTTTGTAATCTGGGATTTTTTTTGTTTTGCATCTGCCTTTAATTAAATTGATGATTTCCTTGGTGCTTTCGGTCGGTATATCTACCTTTTGGCATATTTCTTCATCGCTCATGCCGGAATTGATTAATTTTTTTATTTGGTCATAGAGCTTGTTTTTTTGCTCTCCTATGCGGTATTTTCTTAAGACGGCATCTTTCTCCTCTATGCTTTTTAGTTTTTCGTTGACAATGTTTGCAATGACCATACACTCCGGTAGCTTTTTTGCTTTGGCAATGGCACTCATGATGGTGGTATGGTTTCTCTTGAACTTACGCCCTATCTGTGGATAACTTATTCCTCGATCAAAAAGCACATAATAACAAACAAATTTAGGCAGGACATATTTTTTTTCATAGCTTGAAAAAATATTCTTGTAATATGGAAATTCCATAATTTCGCCAACTATCCTTATAAGCTCTTGCGTTTTGCGGTCAAATTCTTCAAATTGCGTTGGCTGTTTTCCTCTGCCCATCATTTCTTTGCTCCCCCTGTTGTTTCAAAACAAACTTAATTGCCCTTTGGTTTCGGTTGTTTCCGGCATAAGTAAATTTTTGAATATTGCTTCCAAAACGTCAACCACGATACTATTTCCGGCAAGTTTATACAGTTGCGAATTTGAAATCCCGTTCAATCGGTCAAACTGTTCATCTTTCACGCCCATCAATCTAAAACATTCCCTTGCTGTAAGTTTGCGGATGCGATAGTTTTCAACAACATAATTATCCTTTTGAACGCTTATAAGAGTGTTTGTACAACCGGTATAGTTTATCTCAAGTCTTTGCTCGGTCGGACTTCCTATAGTTCTGTCGCTTGGATTTTCGATGTTTCGTCCACGACTTGCGACAACAAAAGGTTCCTGTATGTAATTATCAGAGTTTCTTTGTCCAGGTTTTGTTGTTAATGTTACAGCTACCTCTCCATTTATACAGGGCTTATATCCTGAACCATCTCTCCGTTTAAGAAGTCGATTAACACTTATGTCGGATAAATAATATTTTTCATCGACATTATCCTCCAACATATCTTTTAAGCGTTTCTCAAGGGGTTTCGGGTTTGGGAATAGATATTGGCCACCGCCAAGGATTGACACGCAAAATATACGCTCCCGGTTCTGCGGTATGCCGTAGTCTTTGGCATTAAGGACTTTGTAATAGTTTGTATATCCCATACCCTCAAGCACCTTAAACCATTCATTGAAGTTATGTCGGTGTTTTTCGCTCAAAAGGTTCTTTACGTTTTCCATTAAAAGATATTTTGGCTTAACCGCTTTAATAATCCGCTCGCATTCCCACAAAAGGCTTGAACGTGTACCGCTTCCCTTGTCGCCGCCTTTTCCTTTTCCGGCAACTGAGAAGTCTTGGCAATTATGAACTATAACTCCTTGTACTGTGAATGAATGATTTTCCTCAACAGTTAAATCATAAACTGTTTCAATTTCATCTTCTTCAACTTTAGTTACTGGAAACCAAATAAAACCATCTTCATAAAATGCTTTGTCTTGTGGTCTTTTTTCTTTCTTGAAGCACAATTCATAAGTATCTTTTTGATTTACAGTTCTCCCCTCAATAACAGTTGTTTTAGGTCTTTCAGTTTTATAAATAGAATAAGGTTGTTTGTAAACTTTAGCTATACATTGTGCTAGTCCATAAATTAACTCACGACTTACAGATGTTGCTTTAAATCTTCCGTTTGTAAAACAACCATCTCCAGACATATAACCATTGAGAAAAGAATTTAGTAAATCAACAGGTAAATCCATAACAAACGAAGGTATTTTTTTACCGTAAGCATATTTACCGAAAGATTGTACAAACAATTCTAATTCTTTTAACTGATAATAAAATTTAATAACAGTTCTTTCTTCTAATATGTTATAATTTAAACCAATAGAATCACATTTTTCTTTCATTTCGACAAATTTCTTTTTGCCACATCCAATTATAATTCCACCGTTATTTCTAAACCATCCGTCAGCTATGTATCTACCTATCAACCACCAAAAATCTTTGTTGTTCATATATTGTGATAATTGATTTTTATATCTATCTTTTCTTCCATCAGACCATACAAAAGTTATACCATTCCATTCTGGTATTTCTGATCTTTTGTTAATAGGGATACCCATATAATCGGTTCTTTTTAACGAATCGGCTTGTTTCCATACAGGTTCGGAAAATACTCTCGTATAAGAACGAGTTTTATTATTCCAAACGTGAGATTTTTCTCTAACATAAAATAGATGATTAGGTGTTGTGTGAATTTCATCTATTCCCATACCATAAATTTTAACAGTTTTTTTCTTACCGTTATTTATAACATTTTCAACGGTTTTATAATTACCATCGTGAGTGATAACTTTTTCACCTATTTGAATATCAATTATTTTTTGGAAACCCCTTTTTTCAGTTAAAACAAGAGAATCCTCTGTAAAACAAGGAGTCGAATATGTTATCATATCAAAATATGGGAGTTTTGTTTCATCTATGGTGTAAATATCGCCATAGTTTTTGGTTTCGCCGTGTAACTGCATATATGCTTGACTTGCGTATTTATCAAACTCGGCAATCTCTGAATAAACGTCTATGCCCAAATTTTTCAAAGCCAATGCTTGGCTTCCATATCCGGAACAAAGTTCTAACAATCTGATTTTCATCTCCTAATCTCCCTTTATCTCATCATCAACGGTCGTCCGCTTCTCTTGCGGAAGTTTTCAAACTGCTTGGTAATGAAGCACCAATCAACCTCTTTTCCGTCTTTGCTCTTTATAAGCCAACTTTGGACGGCGTTTATTATCTGCGGCCCGTAGCTATCGACATAAGGCTTGATGTTTCGATTGTCCAACTTAAAACTAAAACTTTTATTAATTAAAAATTTACTGTTGCTTAAAAATTCAAAATCATCTGGATAATCCAAAAAATGGTTTTCTTTTTCTTTATATATTTCTTTTTCTTTTAAACTATTATTATTAACAGTAACAGTAACAGTAGGCATCGTTTCGCATTGCGTGTTTTTAGGTTCGCATACGTTCGTATGCGTTTGCATGCGTTCGCATACGTTCGCATCATCTTTTTGTTGACGAGATTTTTCCCATCTTTCCTTGGCTATGCGTGAATTTGCTCTGGATTTTTCACTCCATTTTTTGATTCCCTCGCCAAATTTTTTGGCAATAAACCGCCATACACCCTTTTCGGATGGCTCATCAAGCATCATCTCGTTGTCAAGCATGCGTAAAAGATTTTTGAAGATTATTCCGGCATCCTCATTCGATATTTCTTCAATGAGGTCTTTCCAATCGCTATAAATTACTGCTGTTCTTTGTTTTCCGGTTGACATGCTCTATTCTCCTGACTTTCTAACTCACTCAATAAATCTCTTTCCAAAAAACGGAACTCTTTTGAAATCGTTTCTAAAACGACAATTGGAGCAGAGATTTCTTTCAATCTTTGCTCCAATCGCTTATAGTGCCTTGATATGTTTTTTTGAATTGTTTGTTTCATTTTTTCCCTCTCTATCGACTTTCTAAATACAAAATGATGTTATGCACAACTTTTTTAATTTGCAAGCATTATTTTGGTTGAACATTGTTTTTGTGGAAATAATCCACCACATCGGACACGCTTTTTGCCACGATATAATGGTGTCCGGGCAGCTTTTCAATAATGGCTTGAAATGCTTTTTGCTCATCGCTCTGCGTTCCGGCTCGCTCATCAATCACCATGCGTTTGTATCTATCGCTCCAACGATACGTTGCTGGCTTCTTACATTCTATGCAGACAGTGCCTGCGGGAATCCATACGATTAAATCGGCAATTCCTGACCGCCTGCCCATTGATTTTAATATTCCCCTAGTTACCCTACTCTTAACATTAATACCCGCGTCAGGGGCCGTAAAAACAAAGCCCCTGAGCTCCAAATATTGAACGATGCTTTTTTGAACGGGTTGTTCCGGGTGTGTCTGCTTCTTTTTTGGCTTCATGCCCAGCTCTGGGATGTTAAACAAGCTCATTTCTTCTTTCTTCCAAAAATAAAAGCAAAAATTAAAAATGTTATGAGTATTGCGAGGTCGTCCGGATGCTCCCCAAAGTATTCGCATAATTCCAAAAGCGTGCTTTTATTGTTCATGGTCTTTCTCCCTTATTTTTCGTATAAATTCTTTGACTTTTTCCCATTCGGCATCGGTGAGGCGGAACCCCCTCACCCTGATGCCTTTTTCCTTTTGCCGTTTTTCGTATGCTCGATCGCATTTTAGCTTGGTTTTATTATTCTTCATCAAAATCAACCTCAACAATTTCGAGATTTTCAGGTTTTATTTCCCGCTCGCGAATATACTTAGTTACGGAAAAGCTATAATCCCACGCACGATTTTGGACATCGTCCAACATTTCTTGGGCCTGTTCCTCGGTATCAAAATAATGAGGCTCTTGGGTATACTCAGCCAAAACATTTCCTCGTTTTGAGATGTAGAGGGAAACTGCATCACCTTGTCCATACTCGCCCATGTCTGCAATATAAAATTTCTTCATTTTCTTTCTCCTTAAATTAAAAGTTTGTTTGTTGTTTATGTCTTCATGTTATACCGTTAAACGGTAATTGTCAACAAGAAAATGAATATTTTTTAAAAATAAAAAAGCCGGATTTCTCCGGCTATTTTTATTCGTTTTCCCAAGTTTCGCACAAGGCTTTGATTTGGTTCATGAGGTTTCTGATTTGTTCAAGATTGCTTTCCTTGAATGTAAATCTTACACGGCCGCCAAGGATTTCTTCTTTTTTCGGCTCCGGTTTTGGTTGTTCCTTTTCTACCAATGGGGCCGGTGCTTCCATCGGTGCCGGTTTGGCTGCTTCTTCTTTTGCCTTGGCTTCTGCTTCGGCAGCGGCTTTGGCTTCCTGCTCTTTTTTGATTTCTTCCTGACGGATGAGGAATTTCTTCTCGGCTTCAAAAGAGTTTTCAATCATGGTTGTGAGTGCCGTACCGGTGGTGTATTGGCATTGAGATAAGAAAAAGGCTTCTTTGTTGATGTCAAAGCCGTAGGCTTCAACCTTTGCTTTGTAAAGTGTCTTTACAAGCTCAAGCTTTTCTTCATGCTGTTTTCTGGCTTGCTCTTGTGCTTCAATCAAGCCTTTGATGTCGTTGGCAATGGTTTGGATATCATCTTTGATTGATTTCTTGCTGGTGGACTTATTCAACCATTTTTCTTGCATGGCAAAGCGATTTGCATATTCTTGCAAACCCTCGGTGCGGATTGTTTCATCAATCAAATCTTGAACGGAGATACGTCTTTTTTCACGCTCGACCGCTTCAAAGCTATCCACTTGAGTTTTAAGACCGTTGTATGCACTGTCAAAAATGCCTTTGATTTCCAAAATCTGGGCAAGAACCGGATCAATGCGAGCTTTATATTGTTTCTCAAATTCTTTTCTCTTGGCATCAATCTCTTTGGCATATTTGTTGATGTCGGCCATCTCTTTTTTGATGTCAATGACTTGGTCTTCGGTAAACATCAAATTTTTATATTTTTCTACCTTTTCCAAGGCCCATTTTTTGAGTTCTTCAAAGTTAAACTCAAATTTAGCTACTGTTTCGTCTTTCAAAACGATTAATGTGTTTTCCGTCATATTTTTATTCCTTAAAAAGTGGGGAGCCGGTGAAGCTCCCCGGATTTATTAAAATTCTATTGTTTGTTGTTGCGGTTGCTCTGCCGATGCTTCCGGTGCCTTTGGTTCTTCCGGCTCCGGTTCTTCGATAATCTCGCCGGTTTTCTCGTCAAAGGTGGGGATTTCATCATCCAGCGGCAAAGCTTCATAGTCGGCTTCAACATATCCCTGTTGCGGTTGCTTTGGCATCTCATATTCTTCATTGTCAATGTCAATGCCTTTTTGCAGTTCGGGGCTTAATGGCAGCCATTTGGACAATCTTTTGAACACTGTTTTTTTCGCCATTTCATCATAATCGGTTACCCATGGGCCATTGTTCGGAGATTTTGAACGCTTGCGGATGGCATCAACCTCATCTTTGCTCATAACCTCGCATTTCTTAGTGCCATCCTTAAAGGTTACGATTGCATAATAGGCATAGGCTTCCCCTCTGGGCTTGCGGAAGTCAATGCGGTGTTTGGTGATTTCGCCGATATTGTATTCAAATTCGTCATTCTCGCATACTTTGTCGGCATGGATGTTGCTGATCATACCGCTACGCATAGCAAGCTCGGCGATGCCTTTGTAGTCAATAATCAGCTGAATATCGTTTTTGTAGGGGATTAAATAAGCTCTGCGGCCGTCTGGCTCAATGCCAAGCTCGGCACATTTCATAAATGCTTCGGCAAGGCTTTTTTTTCCCTCTTTTGTTTGCAATGCCAAAATCAATTTGCTGTTCTTTTTAATGCAGGTTACTGCCACTCTGGCAAATCTTTCCGGGGTGCAAATCTTTGGCAAAACTCGAACCCAACCGGCCGATAATTCATCCACATATTTTTGAACAACGTCAACCTTTTTGGTTTCTTGAACTACTGGAACATTTTCCGTCATTGTTTTTTCCTCTCATTAAAATTAAAACACTATAAAATTATAATGTTTTCTTGTAATTGTCAACACAAAAAACAAAAAAAACCCCAGATTTTTCTCCGGGGATTTGTTAGGCTTATATTTCTTCTTCCGCCTGCTTGTTTGTTACCCATTGGCTCAAGTGCAGCTCAATGATGTTTGGGTATGGCTGCCAGATGCTATCGTCTTTGGTTTCAAGCCATTGTTTATATTTTTCGGCAATGGTGTCTGTAAGATATCTGGCTCGGTCTTTTGCGTATTCCACGTCTTCAAACGAGTATCGCAAAATGGCAATCATTTCTTCTTCGTCCGGTTTTTTGGATTGCATAATAAAAACAAACTCGCTCGGATATTCTCCGTATTTTTCAAAAATAGCCTGACGATAGACCGCATCTTGCAAATAATAGCTGTTTTTGTGTGGCCACTTGATGAAGCTCTCCATATCACCGGATGTTTTATAGTCAATAACCACAATGCCGTTCTTTGTGCGTTTTATGGCATCTACCTTGCATTTCATCAATAATCCGGTTTGGTCATCTTTCCAAACAATCGGCATTTCTGTTTTTGCTCCGGCAATGATACTTGCGGCCAACTTATGCCCTCTTAAGTTTGCAATCATCTTTCCGGCTCTCTCCCATTCTTCGGATGACACAACAATGCGGTCATCTGGGAAGTCTTTTATAAATTTTTTATATGCTGCCGTATCTCGGCTTTTTGTTCCCCAGTCAAAAACAACAAATCTTTTCTCTAATTCTTCCGGCTCAAGCAACATGCAGTGAGCCAGCTTGCCAAAAACCAGCGCATCGCTTGCATCTTTATCTGCATTGGTCTTTTTGTTTGGGTTGAGTGGTGATGATTGCCAAAATCTATAAGCTCCGCATCCGCCCTCGTTAAATTGTTTAATCTGGCTGGCAGAAAGGGCCGGCAATGCAAAGTATTCATCATCGTTGTTCATGTTGTTAATTTGTTGTATGGTCATCTTCATCTCCTTTACAATTAAAACAACCTAAAATTACAATAAAATATTATAATTGTCAATAAAAAAAACACCCTTTGCAAAAGTGCATCGGGTGCGAAGATGAAAAAAATATAACGGCAATTTTATTTTTTCATATATTATCTTACTCTTTTTCTGTCCAATGTCAAATAAAATTTTGATAATCCAGACCGCGCTTTCAAATCCGCCATGCTGTTTCCGATTGCATCTATTTGAAAAGTGCGCTTGTGTCCTTTCGTCCACTCTATATTTGCGTTAAACTTCCTTATCTTGTATGCCCAAAATTTCATCTTTTTGTGGTTAATCCACTGCTCCCTTGTCCTGGGCTTGTCTTCTCTAATCGTTCCATTAATGTATGAAATTGCCGTCATTGAATCGCTGTATATAGAGCATTGCTTTCCCCCCGCCAAAACGCAAGCGGTATGGATGGCAAATATTTCTGCAAGGTTAACGTTATCTGTCGGCAACCAGTTGGAATAAGTCCGTTCTTTCATGCCTTCTTTGATAACAACTCCCCATCCGGCAACTTTTCTCTTTTGGTCAAAGCTCGCATCCGTCCATATTTCCATATTATCCCCCACAAAAAAACCGGCAGAGTTATCTACCGGCATTCATATTTTTTTGCATAATTATTCTTTTGGCGGCTTCGGCTCGCTCTTTCTTTCCGCCGTTAACAAAAATATGATCCGGGAAGTCTATTTTTAACCCCTCGATCATATCATCTTTTTTGCTTTTGTTTTCAACGGCAAAAATCGGACACCGGCCAAGTTTTATGGCGCATACATAATTGCCAATTTCAACTACATTAAACTCTTTTGGCAAACTTCTAACTCCTGTCTTAATTTATTTATTCTGCCTATCCATTCCCAAGTATTAGGCAAATCTCCCGCTTGTTCAAGTTCTTTTGCGACTTTCTCTCCAGCAATGGGATAGACTGGGCAATTATAGCTATAATTTACCGATGCGCATGAGCTTAAGCAACTCAGAGCGAGAAGCATTAGGCTTAGAATATATCTCTGCTTTTTCTTTATTAACATATTTTATTACCTCAACTTGTTCCTTGACGATTTTTAGCTCGCTATGAGAACGCCCAAGCAAATAAGCTCCAAGCAAAGCAGAAATAAAAAGAATAAAAACCACCGCATTTTTCATAGCCCCCACCTCAGCAGATAGCATCCAGAGAATACAATTCCACCAACGATTATTTCAGCCCACTTTGTCGGTAAATCAAGCCACTTTTGCTTAAATCTAAACCACGGCTCTTTTTCATATAGTGTCCAGCAAAAAGCATAAACAGGCGCAATGGATAAACCAATTAAAATATATCGCCAATCAAAAATCATCATAGGAATCATCGGACAAGCATAACGCAAGCTCATATATATAAAGTCATATAAAAATCCGTAACGATAATCAGAAACACCAAGCTTGCTAAATATCCAATCACAAGGGTAATGATACCAACGTTCATTATATCTTGAAATATTAGGTGAATCACCTCTCCCGATGTCAAAACAACACCCATGTCCTCTACTCCAGAACTGAAACTGAAGCCAACAGCTAACCACCGCTGCCACAAGCCAATTCTGCCAAGCGTCCGGATTAGTAACATAAATACTCATAAACAAAGCAATCACAAACACAGTTTGCAAACCTCTGTTTCCCAAAATCTTGTATTTCTCGTCGGGAAACATACCTCCAAACCAACGTCTAGCAAACGCACCTAGAATAAAATAAACTATATACATCTAATTAAAGCCTCCGTTATTTATTCAACATTAAATCTTCCACTCTCCGGTTTTTATTAAACGTGCAATTCTTTCGGCTCTTGCCGGTGTTTGTTTGGCATAGGCAGAATTTAAGCACTCTTTGCTTGCTTTTTCAAAATCTCCGGAAGCCATGGCGGCAAGCATATTCTTAAACTTGCACAAGCCGCTTATTCCAAGCTGAAAGCCCATGTCTATCAAAGCATATTTGCGTTCATCGTCCAATTTGGCAAAGCACCGGACCATGTTATCTAAAAGTCTAATTGTTTCGTTGATGTCATTTTCAAGCAAAAAATATGCTTCCTGACGTGTGATGTTTTCCGGGTTTTTAATTACCAGACGTTCGGCTTCGGTGAATGGCTTTGCTTCCAAATTGCGGCCGATGCCGATGGTTCTTTTTCCGGCAGAGCAATAATAAGGCTTTGCTCTAAAACCCTCATGAAATTCTAAACGTTTTTTAATCTCAAGCAAATTCATCAGAATAATCCTAACAATCCAAACTTAAACGCACAAATGGCTAAAACAAAAAGAAAGCCCCAAAGCAACCGATAAACCCTTTTGTTGCTTATAGCTTTCTCAATTAACCATTTCCAAAATTTGTATTTTTCTTCGCAACTCATCTTCTGCTTCTCCCCCTATCAATTTCACGCTCAATCAATTTATCAAGCTTTCTTTCAAGCTTATTAAAATCTTCTTTTGTAGCTAGGGTTTCAAGAAGAGAGAATACTTTTTCACGCAGTCGTTGGAGTTCTTCCTCAAGTTTTTCAACCTCGGATTTGTTTGCTTTTCCGTGGAGTGTCTTTCCAATCCATCCTATGATACCAACTATGGCCATCACCGTATATTCAACAGCTGTGTGGATTAAATCTTCCAATTTTTCTCTCCGGTTATTGTTCTCCCCTTAATTTGAAGATAAACCGACAAGAGAGCCTTTGTCAACCGGACGCATAAAACAAGTTAAAATAAAATTAGGACGGGGTAGAAAACCACCTCCGCCCTATGCTGAGAGCTACAAGGCATTACCGGAGAGATTGCTGGGTTTATTTGCGGGGGAGTTAAACCCAACAACGAATACCTTTTTGCTCCCATTGCTTTTCTCCTTAGATAGAAACAACACCGCTCACAGTAACGGATGTGTTTGCTGTCAAAGTGAGATTGTTTTCGTCAACGTAGTTGACTTGAACATCAACGGCATCGCCTGTTGCATCTGCCACAGAAACGTGAACAAACTTATATCCAAGTCCGTGGTTTACAGTGGCCGGTGTGTCGGCTACCAATGCCAAGTTGTCAATTGCAAAGCGGCTGTCTGCTTCGTGATAGCTGTGCAAAACTTTCCAATCGGTATTGGCTGCGGTGTTGTCTGCCGTGTCCGGGTTGTCAACCATTGCCTGCAAGCGGTCGCCTTTGTGAACAGGGATACCAAGCAATGTTCCCTCTGCAGAAATATACCACCAGTCGCCGCCGTCAATTGCACCTGCCGCACCTGAGCCTGCCGTTGGCAAACCAAGAGAGGGGTCTAACTCGTCAACAAATGCACCCAAGCCTAAAATCTCGGCATCAATATAGGCACGCAAGGCGGTGTCTTGTGCATCGAGCTGGCTTTTATTTACGGCATCAGATGCATTTACACCATCGGCAATGCCGGAGATTTTTCCGCCATTAAATTCATAATCTGTATAAATATTTTTTACCATTTAATTTCTCCTATTTTATGATGACGTAATTGTGCTTTCTGAGTTGTCATTTGCCGTCATGGTAACTTCTGGGGCGTTTAACATCAAATAAACATTTCCGGCAACGGACAATCCTAACAAAATAGCCAAGACCCATGTGGCAATAACCCATGGCTTGGCTACAACTTTGGATAATGCGATAAGTTTTTCAAGCTCGTTCATTCTTTCCATCCCCCTCTAAAGAATTGATAAACGTTCACGCTTATTTTTGCTATAAATGCTTTATATCCATTTAAGCCGTCTTGCTTCCAAATGTCAACCAATACCTTGGTTGCATATTCCCTTGTGTATTGTGAACGGTGTTCACAAAGCCAATCATGGAAGCAGCTTGCCCTTATACCTTTCCGCAAATCTTTATTTGAAAAGATAAACGTAAACGGGGCTTTTACAGTAACCCCGTCGAAAACGTAACCTTTTGGCACAATAACGCTGTCATGCTCTAAATCTCGCAATGTAACGTAATTAATGCCATAAACAGCAAAATCAAGCGTGTTTATTAGAGTGTAGCCGGATTGTCTTCCCATGTTATATTCTCCAATTCTTCGGCTGTTTCTGCGGCGTCAATTTTAGCCTTGAGAGCCGTTGCTTTTTGGTGGCAAGTGTTAGACCATTCCGCAAGAGCCGCAACCATACCAACAAGCTGTGTTTTGTTCAGGTCAATTGTGGTGTTGTCTTGACAAGTCCAAGTAATTTTTGCTGTATCATCAGCAAGAGCCATAGCCTGCGCAGCCATTGAAATTCTTTGAGCGGAAATTTGGTCGCTGTCAAAGGTTTTGCCAAGATATTCAAAACCACCTTGCTCGGCGGCATCACGAGCTTGATTTATTTCTTCACGCTTTATGAGTTTTAACTCCTCAAGAGGTTGCTGCGGACATTGACTGGCAAAATAATATCTGCCATCATAACCTTGGATAATTTCATCCTGAGCTTCAAGAGCATTCTTATCGAATTTATAGTCAGCAAAACTTGATATGTTATTATTCTCATCTAATAGATAGAAATGTTTATTTGTAGACATCTTATCACCTCATATTATGCGAAGGGGTATATTTTAACACTAGAGGTCGATGCGAATGTTATCACATCACCAGCTTTCACCAGAAGACTAAAGCAATTTTTAGTACCATCCAAAGTTGTCCAACTAATAACGTTAGTGCCATTAATGGTGAGACGACCTTGTTGGAATCCACTACCTGCATTACTAACTACAACTAACAGACCGCTTTTTGAAGCTTTTGCCCCTGAGGTTATGGTAACACCTGCGGCATAGTTTACAGCTATTCTAGCTCGGATAGCAGCCTTACCTGTAGCGGTGAGGTTACTTAAACTAGTGTTTGCTTTCCCATTAAGAGCTGTATTAACGGCATTATTGCTTGGATATTTTGACGTAGAGCCATCAATGGTTTGGGATAGGTTGGATATAAGCTGATATGGAGATAAATCTGTAGGAACAATGGCCCAATCATCTGTGCTTGCAGTTGGTTCTTTGCCTTGGTTATCTCTTAAGGCTTGATATAGCTTTTTGTCTTGGCCTAAGCAATAACCGCCCTCTTTGTAGGTGGTGGTATTATTCCAACGCATGACACCATATTGCTCGGCTTCTTTGATGAGGGTGTCTTGCAAAAATGCGTGTTGGTTAAAGTCTGAGCTATCCACAATTGTTTTGAATGGCCATGCTTTGTCAATGGCTGTGGAGTTCAGCGTAGTATCTCTGTATGTTACTCCGGCAACCGGCGGTGTGGGAATGGTGGTCTGTGCATTTTCTGCCCAAATCCCCGGAAGCGTTGTGTTTCTGTTTTGTATAGCCATTTTTTAGCCCTTTCTTTCAATAACATTTCTTATGTTCATAGTTGCAGGATACGGAATATTTGCCGTTTGGTCAACTTGGTTGTTGTCGGCAAAATATGTGAGATAGTTTCGGTCTGTCTTACTAATAGATGCCGGAATAATCAAGTCAACATCGCAATTGTCTGCATCGGAGAAAGACACATATATTTCCATTATTTCAAAAATAATTTGTTGTAGTTCCTCTCTTGATGCAAATTTTACATGGTTCTTAAGAGCTTTTCCCCATAAATATCGGCGGTATGTATCATCCGTCATATTTTCAATAACTGCCTGTTCTGCATTTTTTACCCAAGCAGATCCTTTATCCGGAGATGTTCCATCATTGTCAGGAGCAAACCAAAAGTCTGTGTCATAGTTAAAATATGCTCTCTTTTGCCCCAAAATCAAGCCAATTAAATCCAAGTCTTCGCCTTGTCCATAAAAAATAAAACTTCTTTTTTCCAGCTCAATAAGCGCATTATACAGCTCTTGAATTTCATCCATATAGGCTTTTATTATCTGCATATATATCGGAGATGACGCATATTGAAACAAAGCCCTTTTTTTTGCTTGCTCATAAAGGCTTTTGTTTTCATACGCTGAAAAGTCGAGTTCCAAATTTTCAACAGTCATAATTCCCCCTTTTAGGCAATATCAACAGTTATATTGCTTTCCTTAAATATTGCCACTTCATTCCACGCAATATCAATATCAGCCTCGCTTAATCCTTGGCTATGTTTGCCAATTTTTAAGCTGTTAATTTTAAATCCGGGAACTTCGTTAACCGGAGTATATAGCCTTGTGCGAATAACATCCACGCCCGGAGCAAATCCCTCGGTTGCCTGCAAATTATACTGTGCATAACTTACAATATTTTGCTTTATTTGTTTTTTTGCATCTTCGGTAGATGCCGGAAACTGAGATGAATCTGTTATGGTTATATTAACTTCAACATCAATCTCAACTTCTTCAGGGCGGCTAAATTTAATTTTGTTCACTTGGCCTTGGTTATCAGTTATATCCACCTCTGTTGATCCAAAGAAGCTATTTATATTTGCACTCTTTTTGGCAATAGAATTGGCGATATCCTCATTTGTTCCGCCAACAACAACAGCGGCCACGCTTTTAGCATCAATTCCTCTACTGTCAGTGGTCAAACCTGTGTTTTGATAAACGCGAGCAAATTCCACACCAGAAACATTCAAAAGTCCGGCATATATGGCATCAATTTGTCGATACGCTGTGTTTGATGTGGCTCTTTGTTGTTCGAGGTGGAGTTCCTCATCTGTTTGAGGTTCGGCTCCAACAACCACAACACCGGTGTTTGTAACGTTTGTCCATCCGTATGTCGGAGTTTTAATTACAATTACCGTATTGTTTTGCGGGTTGATTGGCCCTTTGGTCAATGCGGTTGCCGTGCCGGTTGCGGTTCCGTCCGCTCCAATTGTTACAGACTTATCCACAGAATAATTAACAGAGTTTTCCACATCGGAAATAAGAGACCCTTGAGGGATTGTCGCATCTTTTAACCCGGTAAATTTAACGTTAATTTGTGTTTGGCTGCCAAATTTCGCCACCAAGCCATTAAGCTGAATTAAACCTTTTAATATCGCTCCGCTTGCCTTGTTTGGATCTCTAACCGTTGATGCTTGATAGGCATGCTCCCAGCACTCGGCAATGGCTTCCGCCACAATAAAGCTCACTTGCATAAACAAGCTATCGTCACTCTCGTTTTGAAAAACCTTTTCGCCGGTTTTGTCATCGGTGATTTCGGTTATTCTGGCTTTGATGCTGTCATATACATCTGCAATTCTTTTTGGCTTGAAGCCGGTGTCTGTCATTCCAAATTGTGCCATTGTTATAAATCCTCGCTGATTGTGAAAAACTCGCCTTTGACCTTGATTTCGGCATAGACTGAGCATTTGTTGGTTTTGTTGTCAAAAAGCAAATTCAATTTGCGGATTTCTTCCACTCCCTCGGTGTTAAAAATCTCTTTACGCAACAACAAATTAAACCTTTGCACGTCTTTAGTGCCTAAAATTTCGGTATAATAAGGTATGCCGGCCGGAGTGTAGTTTATCCACTCGCCCTTAATGCGGCGGATGCGTGTGATTACTCTTTGGGCAACCTCATTGCCGCCGGTCACATAATACATCTTGCCGTCTTTGGTGGCAATGTCGCCTGTTTTGTCATTTATTGCCATGTCAATGCTCATTATTTACTCCTATTCAGGCGGTTGAGATGGTGTTGGACTTCCCGGTCCGGGGTTATATTTATGCGTGTGTCCTTTTCCGCTTATGCCGGCAGCCACAACATCCGTTTGTCCGGTAATTGTTCCGGTGGTTGTTTGGTCGCCGGTGTGGCTGATGTTTCCGGTTATTGTTTCATTTCCGGTATGTTCAACATCTCCGGTTATTTTTATTTTGCCACCCGACAATACTATACTAACTTCTCCTTGTTTTAATGTCAAACCGGTGTTTGACAGGCTAAACAATGAGCTTTTGTCTGCGTTGCGTATCTCTACCGCATCGGGGCTATAATTTGGAATTTTTGCCTTTGTGATAATTCCGGGGAAGCACATGGCATCGGTTTCATCAAAACAACGAATGGTGCAAGTTTCCGGTGTTGGTCCGTCTGCCGGTGGAGATATTTGCCCCGTGATTAAAAAGTTGTCCAAGGCTCGCTCGGCAAAAAACAACGTGCATTTGTCGCCTGCCTTATACGGCATTGTTGTTCCCAGGCCCAAGCCCTCGCTCCACGACAAAGCCATGGGGATGTTGGTGATTATCGGTCGGTTGATGTATCTGACCAGCTTGGTGTTTGGATCAACAATTTTTATTTGAATTGCCGGAATGGCAGCCACCACCTGATTGGCATAGTCCACACTTTGGATGATGGCCGGTATTGATGTGTGTATGTCTGCCGCTTTGCGGTCAAACTGCATATTAAAGTCTATTCCGGCATTTTTGTTTCCGCTATAGTCCATTTTTTATAACCCCACCGTGAAGCATTGCAAACTCATATCCCAACTATTTGACCTTGTGTCTAGGTCAAAGTCGGCATTGTGTATCTTGTATGTTCCGTCCATCAGCGGATTAACGCTGCTTTTTACCTTTATTGTATTGGCGGGGGAGACACCCGGCACATACATTGCCTGAATGTCCACCCCTATTTGTGCTTGTGCCGGCCCAGAAAGCAATGGGGCAACTTTCTTTAACCTTGATGCGCCGTCAAGCACAACTGTATTGCTGAAGACTTTTTTATCGCCCACAGCCTTAAAGCTACCATTTTCTATAAACCAATTAAAACCATATTGCTGGCCGAGCTTGTCCAACACGGCTCTTGCGTTGCCGCTTGCCACAATGCCGGAATATCCGGTTTTGCCATCTACGTTGATGTCATCGGGGTTAACCCCAACCCCCTCGATTGATGCGGCAATCTTTTTTATCACTTCTTTAAGCTCTACCTGTTGCTCAAAAGATTGAGAAACAACCGAACGCAACAAATTGCTTTGGCCATCAAGTCCGTTTAGGTGCGTGATGATGTCGGCTCCCGATTTTTCCACCACCACCGACAAAACACCACCGGAGAACAAAAGCTCTTTTTTCTGGCCTTTGTATCCGGCATAGACTTTCATGCTGAGTTGGCTCTGGCAAATGGAGTTTCTTGTTTCTCGGCTCAGGTTCCAAATGGAAACCGAGCTTGAGTTTGGCACGCCGAGCATGGTTTTTGATACGTTTGCCCGAACTCGCAATGTGTTTGGTGTGCCGTCAGATAAAACCCGAACAAGCGGATTTTTACCCTCGTTTTTCTCCCAATCTTTGAGCGGGCCAAAAATAACCTCAATTTCTCGGCAAAAATCGGTCATAGCATTTTATCCTCAAAAGCTACCGGCACTTCTTCGCCCTTGGCATAATAAATCAAAAATGCGGTTGTTCCAAGGCTGTCTGGTGTGTCGTTGTTTCCGCCGTCTGTGGTCTGAACTTGGAATGCTTGCTCATCAAACTCAATGCACAATCCTTTAACCAAGTTATCCACTCCGGGGAGAAGACTTATGCCGGTCAAAATCGGGGTTTCGTTGATGTCATAAATATCCATCAGCCATGTTTGGGTTTTTGGCAAATAATATGTTTCTATGATATAATCCTTGCCGCCGAGGTTATATGTTGCTCTGCGTGAGCCGTCATTGGTAAGTGGAACAATAAAAGGCATCTGCAAATCTCCCTATGAAACAAAGCCGGATAACGTGCTTTTTAGGTTTCCGGTCATCTTTTGCACTTGCTGCTTTCCGGCATTTACTGTATTTGTTAAAGACTTTCCTATACCGCCCTCTTGCGACACAACATTGGCATTTTTTATCACTTGCAAATCAGAGAAGTTAAGCTCCTCAAAATCGCAAGCAATTTGCAAGGATCCCTTGTATGGTGCGGAGTGAAGCATGCGGACGTTTGAAATCATCATATTTGTGTAGGAATAATGCTCGGTTGTAACAGTTATAAGCTCTTGCGTGCGGCTGATGTTGTCCAGCTTGTCAAATATCTCTTGGCTCCGGCTTTCAAGCAAACTTGTCCATCCGGTATTGGTTACCCCAAAATTGATGGACAAAACCCTCGGATGAATGATGACATGGTCGGCAATAACGGCTCCGCTCTCAAGTGTGTTTTGCGTTACCTCGTTTTTGCGTGTGTGGTCTTCCGACATTTTTACATCGGCCATAATTTCGCCGTATGTCGGAGAGCTTATAAGAGCTTGCCCAAATAAAAAATTTGTAATTGTATTTAAGGATAAAGCTACCATATATTACCTCACAAATGGTGTGAATTGTCCGGGGGTGTTGGTTTGAGCCGTGCTGATGTATGGTGTCATCACGTTCATAACCTCTTGTGCATTGGCTCCGGTCATGATGGTTATTTGCGGAGAGTTATTAATTGTCGTGCTTCCTTGTCCTTGCAACATTGCTTGATATGATCCCTTGCCCTCGTAATTATCAAACCATGATGCACCCGTGGCAAATGCTTCTCCCATCTGTTGCGGAATTGTTGCTATTCCGGCAATGGCTGCTTTCCACCAGCTTTCTTTTTTCCAACGCTCTGCCCAGTTATCCCATTTGTCAATGAGCTTTCCAAGAGCGGATTCTCCGTTCATGCACCAGATGACAAAATCTTCTATGGCCAAAGCAGCAACTGTGAACGCTGTTCCAATCAATGCCAGTTTGGCAATCATTGGTGTAAATATAACCAGCAAGCCAAGCAAAGCACCTCGCAATGTGCCGCTGATGAGTGATGCCAAATCAATTTTATCATTAAATTCCCCTAAGTCTGGCAAAAACCCTTTTATGTTTTTGATAAACCGACCGAGAATGTCCGTTGTTCCGGTTAAGCCATCGCCCAAGCCTTTGACGGTCTTTTCTATGCCTTGCTTCAAAATGCGAGAGTTTGCCACAATCCAATCTTTCATGGACGTAACAACATCAGTTAAACCGGGAGCAACCGACAACGCAACCGTTCGGCCAATACCCTCAAATGCAAACTCCAATGCATTCAGCGACTTTTTAAATTCTTCCCCTCGTTTGAGTGTTTCTTCAGGGATAACCGCCCCAAGGGCATTTGCTTCTTTGCGAAGTTGCTCAAGGCTCAAGCGGCCTTGTTTGATTAAAACAAGCGTGTCATTGCTCAAGCCGAGGCGGTTTGCCCATTGTAGGGCTTTTTGCTCGTTCATGCCGTTTAATTTATCGGCAATATCGCCAAGCAAAGCATCGGCAGATTTCATTTTGCCGGATGCATCTCGAATGCCAATGCCCATCATGAACAATGCTTCGTTAAACTCTCCGGGAATTGGCGATGACATGGTTTCTATGAGCATTTGCAAGTCTGAGGTTACGGCATCAGAAGACACACCGACACTCTCGGCAGCGTATTTATATTCTTGCAGAGTTTTTGTGGCAATGCCGGTGGTCTTACTGAGGTTGGTTAATTCTACCGCTCCGTCTGATACCGATTTGATGGTGTAGGCAATAGCGGTTCCGGTGGCGGTTGCTGCGGTAGCGACTGTCTGCATACCCTCACGCAAATCAGACAAACCTTTTTTGAATGTTTCAAAGGCGGCTTTGGATTGGTCGCTCATTTTGAAACTCAAAAGCTGGACAAGTTCGTTTGCTACTGCCATTTGTTATTCTCCTCTTGCTTGGCTCTCCATGTAGTCAAGCCAATTATCTATTTTCTTGGCAATGTAAAATGTTTTCACATCGCCGGTCTTGGTCAAATAATCAAGGTTTATAATGCCTTTTCGGATCGGCCCTGAGATGAAGCTGATGGCTCGGTATCCATCTGGGATGTCGATAAGTTTGCCACCATTGATTTCAAGCCTACTACTGCTGAACTCAGCGTAGCAGGCAATTGTTCCCCCAGCAGTTCTACCATTGCGGCAACAACAACCAACCAAAGCTCATGGCTGTTTTCCGGCTGTGAAAACCAATCTTGAATGACAAGCTCGTTATCCAAGCGGACATTCTCCGGTGTGATTACTCTTTGCAAAACCTGATTAATAATTTGTTTTGTTTCTTCCGGCTTTATGGAAGAAAAAAGAGCAATAAAGTCGGTGTCTTCAACTTTTTTGTTCTTCTCGGTTACAATCTTGGTCAATCCGGCAAGGAGGCCGCCAAACTTGCTCACAAATTCCAAGTGATACATGACGGCATCCATAACCGAATAGCTCTCAACCTTATAAACGTGGTTGTTAATTGTTATTTTTGAAAAATCCCCCATTTTTTTCTCCTATGATTTTTCATTAGTTCATTAAATAATCTGTTCCGACAAAGGTGTATGTGATACCGCCTTGTTTCTTGTCGCCGGTGCTAAGGCTTGACGGATTGCTTACCATGGCATTGGTAATTGTTACCAACATATCGGCCCCGGTACGCAAAACAAACACGGATGTTACACCGGTTCTTTGTTGCAATGTCTTTGCGGTTTCAAGCATAGAAATTGATTGAGATGTTTCTCGGAATGTGATTGACACTCTTACACCTTGGTCGGTGGCTTGGTTTAATCCGCCGCCGTCTGTTCCCTCGGTGATGTCAACTTCTCCGCCCACACGCTCAAGCACGATAGAGGTTCCGTCCATCAAGCCTTTCAAATCAATACCATTGAAAGATGCGGAACAGTTCCTTTGGTTATAAACTTTTTTTATAGTCATGGTTTATTCTCCCTACTCAGTAACAGTGATGTTCAAAGCAATGGTTCTCATTGAACCGCTGTCATTGACATTGACTTGGATTGGTGTACCAATACCGGCTTTGCGTTGTGCCGATGTGGTTTCGGAGATTTCTTGCGGAATAATCTCAACCGCAGGCACCAAAGACAAGCCGTTTTCTGAAGCATCGTTTTGTTCTTCTCGGTCGGCAAAAGAGCCGTTTTTGGTGTATTTTTTGCCGATTTTAGATGCGGCAGAAATAAGCAAGTTTTGACCTGCCGGAGTATAAGCAACCTTTTTATTACGCAAGAATACGTTCAATGTTTCAATCTCTAATTCTGAGATGAAGTTGCAGATATTGATCCAGCTATCGGTTCTCCAGTCAATAGATGATTGGTCGCCGTTGCGGACAATCTTTTTGCCGGTGTCGCCAACGTATAAAATGGTGTTTGCTCTCTTGCTTTCAAGAACAGTCCAGTTTGCTTCCACATCCGGCAAGGTTACGGCTTCAATGCCAATGTCTTTGAACTTGCCATCAATAACTTGGTCGTCCAAGCTATAATTAACGGCCAAAAATTCAGCCAAATATGCAACATCGGGATATACCTGTGCGTTGTTGTGGTAGAATGTGGCAACGTTGCTCATGCCTTTTTTATTGCAGTAATCCACAATATTTGTGGTGTCGCTTGCAGAATATGCGGTTGGGTTGTTTGAAACCAAGGCACAAGCAGAGCGATATGAGCGTGCATTTACCCAATCAGCAAAGTCTTTTTGGTCTTGTGTATCTCGGTATCCGCTGTCTAAAGCAAAGCCAAACACATTAACGCCCATTTTGTTGGCAAAATCAATACATTGGTTTACTTCTTCCAAGAATGTTCCGTGTTTGTAGCCGTCCACAACAGTTGCACCGGCTTTTTCAGACAAGCCAAGCATGTCGGATACGTCTGTTCCGGTATCCGGTGCCATAGCATAGCTGATGGTAGATGATGCGCCTTGTGTGGCAGATTTTACAAGCAACTGGCCATTGTAGTCGCTGGCAACGAATGCGCCGCTTGCGACTCCGTTCAAAACTTCGGCTACTTTTTCAACCGATGTAGCGGCGTTAAAGTTAAGACCTGAAATTTCTTTTAATGCTCCGTCAACAGTAATTTTGAAAGCACCATCAGAAACGGCTTTTAATGCATCCAATTTAACCGCCGGAGACAAAGCATATGCGGCTTGGTCGGCATCATAAATTGCCGAGATTGCCATTCTCTTTGGTCTGTTTGTTTTTGAAAAGAAAGCATTGCCGGCCCAATATACAGTGTCGCCAACTGTGCAATATTTTTGATATCCATCCCATGTGGATGCCAGCTTTACTCTTTCGCCATGCAAAAAGTTTGTTTTGTTTGAGAACAAACTCAGCAATGTCATATCTCTTGCAGCCGCTCCGCTCGCTTTGGAAAGGCTGAATTGAATGTCATAAGAAATTGGTAATTGAGACATCTTATTCTCCTACTTCTTGTTATTTGTTAATTTCAAGCACAAATTTGTTATCATTATTTATGCTTTCCACAGTTATGTCAACCTTATCAAAACTGTCAACTTCTGATTTCGGCTGCTTGTCTTGCCATAGGGCATTCATGTAAATTGTGACGATTGCCCTCGGCTGTGCGGCTCCCATAAACGGCATAGATATGTCTTGCACGCTGTCATGTCCGCCTAAGCCCATATATTCCCACAACGGAGCATTTTTGAATTTTTGCTCCATGTCCGGGTCGTCAATTGCTCCATAGAAGCGTTCATCATGTTTGAGCTTGGCAATGAAAGATTTGAGTTTGTCCATGGCTCCTTTTCCGTAGGCCTGAATTTCAAACTCCATGATTGTTTCTTGGATTTCGTCATATATCATATTGCCATCGTCATCTACGCTTTCTTCGCTGATGTCGTATTGATATGGCTGGTCGTCTTTTAAGCGAACGGTGCAATATTGGTTTGCGGCTTGCGGACCTTGTGACGGCCATAGGATTGTTTCCCATCCGGTGGCAAGTTTAACCGCCGCCCGAATAAGCTCTTTTGCTTCCTCTGTCGTTACTGTTTTAACCATTGGCAATGTCCTTATATTTGATTGCATAATAACTGCGGAAGTTTGAATTTTTGGCGGTTTTGGGATTTCTCTTTACAATAAACTCTTTGCCGTCAATAACAACGTATGTTTGCTTGTTTTGCACGTTTGCGTTGTTTTGATCCATAATAAAAAATTCATCATAGTCTTTGGCAAACATAATGCTGTATGCTTCATCTACCAAGTTTCCCTCGGTTAAGATTTCAAGGATTTCTTCTTCCACATCGAGCAAAATGGCTTCATCAATGGTGCGTTCGTTTTCCTTTGTCATAACCCATTCGCCCCGGATGTATTGGCCGACCATTTCATAGGCGGTGAAACTCTCCGGGCAAGCAAATTCTGCTAACGTTTGGCTAAAATCAAAAGGAAGTATCGACATGGTTATTTCATCCCCTCAATGATGGCATCATAATCTTGCATGGTCAAAAATGAGCGTGGCTCGCTTTCCTCATAGCCTTGCCATACCCTATTGATATTTTCGGTGATGACGTGCAAATCAACATCATCCTTGGCTTCTTCTCTGGCAAACTCTAAAAGACGAATGAACAACGGCACATCCAAATGCACGCCGTCTATGCCTTTCATGGAGTTTTTAACCCGAATTGTTTTTGAGAAATCACGCATATTCATCTCCTATCATTGTTTTTCTCAAGTTTACCCCACAAAAAATACAAAGTCAAAAGGACTATTTTTTCTTTTTGCGGACAACGTAGGTTGCTGCGTTGGCCATTGCTCCGGTATCTACAAGCGGATTATTGCTCTTTTTGCCCTCAACCTTGAACAATTTACCGCTTTTTTTGTTGTGCATCCATCCACCTTTGACGGTTATGGGTGCGTTTGCCGGTGTTTTTAGGTCAACAATCGCTTTTTTAATCTCGGTTGCTCCAATCTGTCCGGCATTCTCTAACGCTTCCACAGCGTCCAATTTTCCGTTTACAACCTCATTATAAAGGTCAGGAGCGATTTTATTCCATCGCTCCTTGGCTTTTTTTCCTGATGGTGTCATGAAATCACGGGCAGGAGAATTGTATGTTCCATAATTATTCCAGATTGCCACGTCTATGATGCTTGCTCCGTTGTCATAGTGTGGTGTGTTGAGTTCTTTTTGTCCGGACGGAAATCCGGCGGCTGCTTCTATCTCGGTAAGTTTTACCGCTTTGGCCATGACCTTATCAAGCCAATCGGGATTGTTTTCTTTGTTTATTTTTGCCGACATAGAAACATCTGCCATTTTATCCTCTGCAACAGTAATTTTCGCCACTTAAAACCACATAGCCGGCCGGCATTACCATGTTCATTAATGATAAAAACTCCAAGCCGTAGCTCGTGCGTGCGTAGTCGGCTTCCATCGGGTTTTCTGATGAAACCATCGCGCTGTGGCTATATGAATTTGACAGGCTGGCGTTACTTGCGCTTTGCGAGCTAACCAAGCCCGGATTGATAGAATTCTTTTTGTTGGTTTTTAGTGCCTTGGCAATGTTATATTCCAAAGCAAGGCGGTGAGCAGTCCACAAGAACAGAGCTTCATTGCGCACATCGCCCCAAGATGTATCGCTCAGGATTTTGTCGCCCAGATTTCCCTTAAATTCAACAGTTGCTTGTGGAATGTCGGAAAATTCGGGATACACGGCAATAAATTGTGCATAATCAAAACTCATGTTCTTGCTTCCTACTTTTGGCTACTTAATCCAATGTAATTGAACCAGCGGCTTCTTTCTTCTTTACTTCTGCGGACACGGTGCGACCGTCTTCGTGTTTCTCGACCGGATTTGTCAGTTCGGCCGGCGCATCATCAGGAGTTACAGAGATGTCTTTGCGCTCTGCTTCCTGTGCGTCCGCTTGGTAATTGCATCTGATTAAACCTTTATCAAGCCAGATTTTAATCATATCATTGTTTTTCAGCTCCTGAAAAACGCCTTTATCCACAGATTTTAATTCCTTAGGATAAATCATGATTTTATGACCGCCCTCGTTTAGCAAAATCGGGTTTGTGGTCATATTTGTTAAAACCACCGTTCCGCTTGCCGCCGAAAGGTTTTTAGCTGTCTGGTTTGTTGGAGCCGCTTTTTGTGCGGCGGCTCCGTTATTTTGTTTTTTCTGAAAAGCCATATTGGTATCTCCCCATTGAATTATTTATTTAGATGCCATCTACATATAATGTAGACAACGGCTGACGGATTACATAAGAACCATGCTTCTGTTCCGAATAGAACTCTGCGCCCAGCGGAACCGGAACTGGTGCCTGCAAGGTGTAGCCCATCGGGAACGGCAAAGCCTGATTGCGTTTGCTTCTGTCCTGCAAAATCATACGTCCTGCGGTACCTGCGTTGTTTGCGTTTTTCAGATAACGGATAGGGATGATTTCGAGTTCTTTGCCTCTCTGGTTTGTGTAGATGTTATATTTCTTCACATAATCCAAAGCAGACTGGAACACAGCGGCAGATGCTCCCAAAGTATATGGAGTTACAGCCAACAGGTTAAACTGTTCCAAAGGCAGGAACACGGTGTTCGGCAGGAACACGCCTCTTGAGTTGGTCCATACAGTCGCTAAGCCATCGGTGATATCTTTTACCATTTCGGCAGCGGTCTTCTTACTCCATTCGGCACCACCGGCGGCACCGCTTGCGGCGGTTGATGTGGTTACACCTGGGAAGTTCATAAAGCCTTTGAAACCAACGGCATCGTCACCGAAGAATACGGTGCGTTCAACCAAGTTATCGCAAGCAAAACGCATACATTCGCCCAAATCCTGAGCCAAGTTTCCGTTAAAGCCCATCTGATACTGGCGAGCGTCTTCGTTGTCGATTTTTGCCCCGACATTAGAAGCACACAACGGAACAGTGGACGAACCGGCCGTCTGGCTTACCATCGGGATGTTGTTGTTTTCAGCCTGGCCTCTGAATGCGGCGGCACCCTGGCGGTCACGGCTGATGAATGCATACTGAGTTGCACCGGCGTTAATATCAGAAAGCACCTGATCTTCTTTTACGACTTTATACCAGTCATGCTCCGGATATTCGACATCATAAAACGCAGAATCAACAGCGGTATAGATGCTGAATGCGATTTCCTGCATATTTACGTTTGCTTGTCCGCCGTATGTGAAAGAACCTTTAGACATGTTTTATTCTCCCCTACGCTACGATTTCAATTAAAGCCAAATCTCCGGCAGCACCTGAGTTGCGAATTTTCAGCTTGGTTAATGCAAAGTTTTTGCTTGTTTCGGCCGTTACAGTCAAATGACCTTTACCACCGGCAGCGGCATCATCGGTATAAGCGATGTAAACCGTTGAAGTCGGGGTAAATGCGGCCGGCATTTTGTACCAGAAACGGCCGCCAACTCTGTCATATCTCAAGACAGTGGCCTGACGTTTTTCCGGAACATAGTTTTTGCCAGATGCATCGGTGCATCCTGCCTGTGTTCTGATTACAAAGCCATAGATTGCAACGGCATCAGCGGCTGGCAATTTGGCTTCCAAATCGTTAATACCGGAAATTTTGGCAGATGCGATAGCACTTGCGACAACACCCGAGCCAACATCAATGCCGTTTGCTTCGCCAACGGAGATGGCATCGCAAAGATTAATGTCGCTGGCTGCATAAAGTCCGCCATGGACACCTGCTGCCGGTTGGTCGAATACTGCGTTCTGGATTGCTCCAAAAGCGGTACCCATATAAACACCTCTAGACATGTTTGTTTCTCCTACTTGTTATTTGTGTTTCCAAGAAAACATACGGTCTTTTGCAGACATCCCGTTGTTTCCGGTTTTTGAGTTCACAACTTTGGCACCATTAACGTTGCCGAGGTTGTTGCTCAATTCTTTTTTGTTTTGCACTTTCTGTTTTGCTTCAGCGGCAATGGTCATGAAAGATGCAATTTTAGAATTGTCATCCCATTCTTTGATGTCCAAGCCACGCTTGTTCATAACGTGGGCGGCCAAGAACATGGCACGCTCAGAGCGTTTCATATTCTTCAAAGAATTTTTAACTTCCTCTTTGTCTTTGTCGTCAACTTCTTCATCGACAACAGCTTCCTCAGCTTCTTTCTGAGCGATGAGGTCTTCGGCAATTTCTTCCTGAGCTTCTTCAGACAAAGCATTTTCAAGTTTTTCTTTGTATTCCTCAATGGAAGATTTCTTTTCTTCCAAGTCAGCGTTCAAAGCGGCAACCTGTTCTTTCAATGAAGTTACTTCCTCAACGGCTTTGTCAATGTCAGCTTGTTTTGCCTCGCTGGCTTCGTTTGCCATTTCTTGAGCCTTGTCGGCATCTTCTTTGGAAGAAAACTCCATCTCTTTGTCTTTATTGCCAATTTTCATGCGAATTGTATAAGACATTTTTGTTTCTCCTGTTTTTTTGTTGATAACTTTAACATCGGCTCCGCATCTGCCCTCGCCTTTGCGACAAAGCAAAATGTGGTTGAACACAATGTTTTTTTGAACATAAGAATATGGCTGGCCGTTTAGCTCGCCGTCTTCTTTCTCAAAATCAGCTCGATATCCGGCAGAAATTTCCACCAAGATGCCGCTCTTGATTTCTTCAATGGTCTGTGCATCCAAAATTGTGAGGTCGCACATTATGCCTTTGTCTTCTACTGTCATTTCTCCGGCAACAGAGCCTTTGGTATAGCCGTCTGTCAAGGCATTTTCTACAGTTCGCCATTCGTGTTCATCAATGACTACGGGCTTACCCTCGCCAGTTTTTAACGCTTCGGGGGTGAATTCGCTTGCCGGAATAAGAACATCCACCTTGTCGCCCGGAATATTCAGGCCTTGCAACTCACTGGCATAATAGGGATATACTCCCTCTTTTAACACCCTGGCTCTAACGGTCATAATTCCGTCATCATCAATTCGCCACTTGTTGCCAATAGACATTCTTATTTTGTTTGAAACTTGTAGCATTTGTTTAATCCTTTTTTGTTTCTGCGGATAGATTAACACCCCAAGCCGACAATTGTCAACAAGGGGTGTTTTTGTGGGTTTGTGGTGGTGTTTTATCGTTGTTTCCGCAAAATTGCCTAGCAGGTTTAATCGGATATAAAACAAAACCAAATACACACAAAATAAATCCAATAAAACCAAGGTTAATCATAACTGCTGTATCTATTAACCATAATGCAATTAGTCTACTCATCTTTTCTCTCCTCATAAAAAGTTACTTCATCTTTGCGGACAGGACGGCAATAAGGCCAAAAATAACCTGCTTCATCTAAGAATGGAGTTGTTTTATTTGGAATAAAATCACTTAAGCACCTTGCACGTTGCCGGTCCTCTTTATCGCAATTATCCCAAAACCAGCAAAGGCATTTGTTCTCGATGATGTATTGCCAGTTCGGTTCGGGTTCTTTATAAAATTCCCAACCGTCATACGAAAGAGCTTTAGCAGAAAAACTATACATAGCTTGATTGTTCTGGTCGTAAATACGTCCATCCTTATAATAAGAATAATCTCTTTTATCCCAGCTTTTCTTTCTAATCTTGGCCCCTTTTCTGAACTCGGGCAGCAGTTCTTCTAAATATGCCATTAGTCTTCCTCCTCCTCTTTTACTTTTCGCCAAAACAGTGCTTCCTGTTCAGTTCCTGAACAATCCCCGCTTTCGTTCAACGTCCATAAATCCCACTCTTCAAACTCGCTGATTGTGGTTGAATTGTAAAACCTATTTTGTAGACTATCGGCAAATTTTCTGTGCATTTCAGCGGCTTTGTTTTGGTAGTATTGAGCTTTACTTAATAATTTTTGCTCGTGCTGTGTTAATCCATATTTTTTACGCATTTCTCAATCTCCTTTAATGCTTGCTGAGCGGTTTTATAGCCGGCGGTTTGCAAATAAGCGCTAACTTTTATGCGGCCGTTATAGAAACAATCATCCCAACAATTAGAATTTGCATAATATCTCAAAGCCTTAACAGCAATCGAAAGCTTTTTCTCAAGTTCAATCTCTCGGTCGGTTTTAGTCATCTAATGCGCTCCCCAAGTTCAATATCAAAAACAAGGCCGTCAATATGCAAGTCGGTGTTTTTACCGCCTACAAGGCGAATATTGTCGATTTTAAAAGCCATACGTTCAGGGTTTTTCCGATATGCTTTTTGAAACTAGACAAAGCACCCTTGTGAAAACTCAAATTTCTGCAATCTGTTTTCCCAATAAGGGGTGAAATTTCTGTATTCGTGAGTTTTCCGCCCGGATTTAATTTCTTCAAACCAATGGTCGGTCAAGACAAGTTTAAGCGGTTTCATTTTTCTTTCCTTTCGATTTTCTGGCTTTCATCAAATCGTTATATTGTTCGTGAGATAACAGCCGTTGTTCTCCGTCGTCGGTTTCGACAATAACGCCGTTTCTTTTGTCAGTTTTCCAAAATCCAACAAGACGGAAATGGGGAGACAATTCTTTTGCCATAGCGACGCAGACTTTTTGCGGTACCCCCCACATCTGTGCTTCCTCTTCTGTCGGATAGACAATGAAAGCGTTTCGGGTGAGTGGTAATAGGGGGCAAACAACGTAGCCGGTGATTATGTTTGTCATTTGTTTGTTTCCTTTATCTGCCGGGGCGGGTAGCCGCCCCGGGGTAATGTTGTATTACTTTTCTTTTTTCTGTTGTTCTTCTTTATATTTTTCTTCGATGATCAGATCATCCAAGTTAGATAATACTGATGTTAGTTGTGCAAGGTCGGTTATGTGGAGGAAAGACTAAATCATCTTCATAATCAGGTGCGTTATTGCTCATTGGTTTTTTTCCTTGAAAAAGTTTTTGAAAGTATCAGCTCCATATTGTCCTGTTGTTAGTTTAATTATTTCAGCAACAGTATATTCTTTTTTTACCTTTTCTAGCCTGTTTACAAAACTCTTTGTTCCAAATTCACAAGCTCCAGTAATAACCCTATACATTTTTACCGCTTCTTCAAAACTAACAACTGTATCAAGTGTCATATTTCCAAAAGCCGATGTATCACGATTGCTTATTTTATAAATAAAACTTTCTCTTGCCTCTTTAATGGTTTTGCCATGCGAGTAAACACCATCTTTTTCAACAATATATGTTATTTCTCCTCTTACAACATCATCAAATGTTACAACTTTGTAAACACCTTTTCTATAATTCAATACCGCTGCTGGTATTTTATCATAATCTACATATTTTCTAAATTCATGTTTATACAGGCAGTAAAAAGTATCTCCTTTTCTTTTTTCACCGTCCACATATTCAGTTTTTACAAAATCAACAACCCACCTTTTGTTTTCATCTATTTTATACTCTGCAAGAGTTATCCACGAACCAACCTTAGCCTTAGCGACCGCTCTAAATCCTATTGCTGAAACCACTGCCTTTTCTCCTGTACTATCTATTTGAGCGTAGTCCCCTGATGAGCCTATTTGAGCAGAGTACCCTGATGAGCCTATTTTAGCGTAGTCCCCTGATGAGCCTATTT